CTGACGGAACCTTTTATAATTCTTCCTAGCCCTCACCTTAGCACCAGCAGGCCAAGAGATCTGACCATGCTCCAGTAGTTGCTTCAGGTATTTCCACCTTGACGACTGGTCAGAATTAGCCGAACCCAGCTCTATGATCTCAACGTGCGGCATCAGAACTGACAGTCGTTGGGCTACAACGTCACCAAGACCGCCAATGTCAACGCCAACCTTCCACACGTTGTAGTTCGACAGGAACTCTACGATCCTGAAGTATTGTTCCTCCCAGTCCATTCCTTCGAGATCAAGCCAATTAAGCACCTGATGATAATAAATACCAAAAGCGTCTGGATTATCCCAATCCACGTAAACCACAGTGACCACTGTCTTATCCTGTTTCCGTCCAACGTCAATACCAACGACGACAGGAGTCCTATGATAAGCGTGAACGACAGACTGCATACTAATGTCACCGAGAGCATCCAGCCTCTCGGAGGTAGTGAACATACCCTTCTCCAGAATCCACTGAATCCGGTATGAAAGCCTAAACTCATCGCTGTCTTCGCCTAGACGGATTTTTTCTTTCTCAATCTTCTTCTTGTATTGAGGATTGTATTTTGCTACAGTCCGCCAGTCGAACTCAAAGTTGTTCCGTCTCCCTCCTGCTGCTTCACTCCTTTTGTTGTCACGTATAGTCTCGTAGAATACGCCTTTCTCATACGTTGGCGTACCCGTCATAACCATTGTAGCGTTAGTGGCAGCACCCATAGGAGCGATCTTCTTGTCAACCACATGACGGTCAGCACCCTGAGCCTCGTCAATTATTATAAGGTGATAAGTACGGCCCTCAATGGTTGCCTTGGGGTGACAGGTTGTTTTACGAACCAGAGAACCTGACGTTAACCTGATAGATCTTCCCCGGATAAGTATTTCCTCGTTAATGTCAGGGTCAGCCATGATAGCAGCAGCAGCCTTAGAACTGATACGCTCAACTATACGACCGAACAGGTTATCTGCCTGCTCATCAACAGGAGCGAAAGCACCCACCATAAGACCGTTCCTGAACTTACCCATCCACTCTGGGAAAGCCTTAGCCAGTTTAGGGAACAAGATCATAGCCACGCACGTACACAACGCCAGATCTTCAGACTTACCCGACTGTCTTGAGAAGCATCCGGTTAGGACAGAGCCGTCATCAAGGATCAGGGACTCAAAGATTCTCCTGGCAAACTCAACCTGATACGGCCTCAGCTCATCCTCTTCCGGTAACAGCTCATTACACACCATCACCAGCCGGTCAATCAGATTGGAAACAAATTTTTTATCATTCTCGTCAAGAAGAATCTCTTCAGGAAACTCTTGCGGAGACTCTACTGCTGCTTCGCTCATTTTTGTCCTAGAAATAAAAATACCCCAGATAGTTGTCACTATCCAGGGTATCAGAAATCTTACTATTAAGTTATAAGTTTAGCTAGTTCAGCGGGAGTAACATAGCCCGGCCACCTGTTGTCGTTGAAAAGGTACTTCTTAGACTTCATGTAAATGAAATCCACAACCTGTGAGCAGATCATGTGCCCGCTCGACGCAATGTAATGCTTAAGACCAGGAGCGGGAAAATGAAGTCTATGAGCTGCTAAAGCAAAATAGTCGGCAGCAGAATAACCTATCCCCTTAGAAGCAGCGCAGTATTTTAAAATGTCCGCTCTTTGAGTTGCTGTTAATTCTATCCTGCCAGTAGACCAGACAGCTCCGGGCAGTTTGTCAGCAGGACAACTGAGAGGAACATAAGCAGCACCACCAGGATAAGCACCGAACGTGTAACCATACGGAGCGTTAATGTCAGGCATACCAACATAGACTTCCGCGTGGTCATAGTCTCCGAACCCGTCACCATTCACCCACTCACCTAAAGATATAAGTCTGCCCACGGCACCCTTAATAGGGATGCAGCAGAAATCTCCAACGTCAGGCATTAGTTGTGACGCCAAGGTACAACAATAGGCCCAGTAACAGCAGACAAGATAAGACCGCCGATGATAACCAGGTAGATAACCCAGTCCACATGAACGTTGACGATCTTAAGAATCAAAGCTATCAGAAACAATACGAATGCAATCCAGTTCATTACTTCTTCTTTCCTTTAGGTCCAGTACTCTTCCTAGGCCCTTTATGATTCCACTTCTTAGCGTTCTGCGCGAACACTTTACGCTTCTTAGTAAGAGCAGAATCACCAGGCTTGATGACTTTATCCTTCTCAGGCATATCCGCAGTGGTGCTAAGACCCTCAGATTTTCTCAAAGCACCCTTCTTGATAGGCCCGATCGGCTTCCTCCTAGTTGTCTTACTAGTTGCCATTTACCTCACCTTGATAACATCATATTTTGTTGCTAGCTGGTTAAGCAGAGCCGACGCGGGTGTTAATTCGCGTGTACAGCCAAGACCCTGGTATGCTTCCCTAGAATACTCCACGATCTGAACACCGAACTTAGTTGTCTTAGGCGGAATAGCAGCATTACCTAGTGATCCGAAGAAGTCACAAAGCCTCTCAGTCCTGGCTGATACGACAGAGTTAATTTTACTTGTCTCAACCGCCGTATGCCCGACAGCATACCCTACCGCACTACCTGAAAGCAGAACTAGCAACGCTCCCAGGATTATCAGCACCTTATCTTTGCGCTTCACAGGTTTTCCTTTGTTAAAGTTTGTCCTACAATTTTATCATTACTTCAGGTTTTGCACAACCTGTATCAGAAGACCGATCACCGTAGCCAAGGCCAGGACACCCGCAAGGGCAGTACCGACAAGCCATCTACGCCCACTAATCCTCTCAGCCTGGTCAGTATCATGCTGGACCGTATGTTCCTTAAACCAGCCAGCGTTGTCCCTCTTGAAACTGATCAGATCAGTTTTAATCTCAGTCATGTCCTTGATAGCATCGGTAAGCTGCTGTTGCATAGCAAGAACACCTCTAGTGCCATCACGGTCAAGGTTATCCACCCTCCTATCCAAGTCACTGACCTTGGATATCAGCATGTCTACTTCTCTTCGTGTGGCGTATGGTTCGTCGGGCATTGTTGTCCTTAAACTTTAAAGATTTTCTATTACGTCATCTAGCCTATCATATTTCTAGCGAACAGGTCTGTGTACAATTCGTCAACAACCGCATGCAATTCGATGAGAGAATGCTGAATTTCAAGAACAGCCTCAGCACTACCATGTTTTCTGTACTCCTGCAAGTACCATAACATTTCAGTACCGGCAACATCAGCCCAGTTTACCAGCTCCGTAGCCGTCATCTTCGCTGTCTTCCTCCGGGCTTTCCAATAGTCTTTCTCCCATGGCAGCTCTGTAGAACCTTGCCTTCTCATCCTCAACATTTATCTTATTTCCCCTAACAGCCATCAGCAGGTTCGAAACCTCGTCGCCTTGTCTCCACCAGCCTAAAACCAGAGCCCTGTTAAACCATATCCTGACGTACAAGGCATGTTTGCATTTCCTGAACGGATGTTCAATCTCGAATACGGGAGCCATGTCAAATAAAAAGAACCCCTTCACATATTCTACTCCAGTGAAGAGGTTCCTGCCGTGCATCTGCGCCATTAAGTTTTCCTTATATTATTCCGCCAACATATGACAGTACTATTGCTACGATAGCCGCGACTATTATAATTCCTAGAACCACCTTCTGCGGCTTAGTCCACGGATTTTTAGGTTTTTCCTTCTTAGACGGTATTCTGTGCGCCATGTTACCCTCCTTGGACTGATACGTATATTGTCCCCAACACTATTACCATGATAAATATTCCTGCTATGAGCAGGACTTGCCAGTCCTTAACCGGCTTCTTATTGCTAGTGTCCAGATCTCTGATGATCCTCAATTTTCCTCCTTTAATTAATGCGCTCATACCCATACGATTCCAGCGTGGAATTAATGTACCTTCCCGGCGACTGTGTTGCCCTGAACTGGTAAGCAATAAACGGCGGAACAGGGGTGATAGTACCATAGTCGTACACTGAACCGTCAGTGTAAAACTCCACCCGGATAACGCCGTTCTTCCTGTCATAACCAGCAGCGACAGTCCTGCGATGATCCCAGCCGTTACCAGGCCATGAAGTCTTAGTAGGATCGTATGTGAGAGGAATGAAATCCCCCTGACCTTCCTCCCACGAAAACCTTTCAGCCTCCTGAATCCTGGCCGTAGGAGAATCAGAACGCACGTTAGGGTCTCTCTGCGCCATACGATACTTAGCAGAGGCTCTTTGTTTTACCTGCCCGATCTCCCTCTGAATATCATGAGAGATCTTGATTCTCCTTCTAGCCATTACTTACTACCAGCGTAAAGAACACTCCATGTTTCGGGTCCGACAATACCGTCGATGTGAAGACCATACTGGTTCTGAAGCCATTCAATGCCAGCTATAGACTTAGCGCTGTAATTACCGTCCTTAACTAGGACGTAACCGAAAACGTCAGTCAGGATAGACTGAATCCTGTGCCTGAACCAGACACCAACAGCATCAGTGCTGTGCGGGTAAATGTAAGGAAGTTTTGCCATGATACTCTTTTCTTCGCTATCTGAAATATACTGAGGCTTAACCACTACCGGAGTGCCGAAAAAGTTGTCATCCATTACACTCTGATCAAGGCTTCTGCCCATAGCATGAGAAGTCCATTGTGTTCCGTCAACATCCAATGGTACTTCCCCGCAAGTGTGAGGACCGCAGAAATGAGGATGCTGGGTGTAATGAGCTGACCACAACCTAAGAGTGCTTCTCGGGATATTACCAGCAGCCATTAAAGATATGATAACCCTCATCGTTGACGCATCAGCGTACAGTACGGGACGTGCCACACCTCTTTCAAACTGACGCATCACCCACACCATAGCCTCAGCAGGAGTAGCATCACCAGTCTCAACATCTAAACAGTCAGCGTTATCCTTAGCAAACACCGCTATGGACAGCAAATGCGCGTGAGGAAACTTGGTTTGCAACTCTTTGAACGTAGGCCAGTGACCGTCAACGTAACCAGCGTAAGCCTCAGCGTTTACGGGCATGGCTGATACGACGATATTGTCAAACATTGTTATTGGCATTATTATACTTTCGTTATAAGACCCTGAATGTACTTTGATGCTTCCCAGTCTGAGTATGCTGATGTGTGAACACCAGCCGCACCCCTATGATGCCACGCACAGAGCCACATGAAATTAACACCCGACTCAACCCACGCACCAACATTCGTGTTGTCAGAGACACCAGGGTAGTCTTTTTCCAGCGCGACCAGGTTTACACCGTTCTGCAATGAGAATTCAATGTGGGCGTGGTGCAATTCCAGGCCCGGCTGAAAATCTCCCGCAGGGAGCGCTGATTCGCCTTTCGCATCCTTACAGTCCTCATAACCTATTCTTTCTCCGATATAGCATCGTGCGGTTGGCCGCATCTTCTTATGATAATGATCAAAATCTACGTAGTGCGGGTCATCCTTACGGGCAGGATGATCAGGATAATGCATCAGGTATCTGTGCGCTGAAACCTGAGTATGCGCTGGGGTGTTCAAAGTATCTGTCATTACCCCATTGTACTATGATATTTCACAACCCTTATGGCATCCGTAATCATGAACGCAGCAATGCTCGAAAGGAAGATCAGACTTATCCCTGGCTGCTCTGCAATCCCAGCAGGAACAGTAACACATACCCGCCTTATCACAATTCCTTACACCGGCTGCTGTCATGACATGCAATCCTTATGACAGCCGTTGCTATGATCCCGGCAATGACCTGTGCCGCTAGACGCGCCGTACTCACATTCCACACAATAGCAGTCGCATTTACCTGCCCTGTTGCACTTCAGTTTCCCCGGCATCAGTTTTCACA